TGTTTGCGAACTCAACAGGCAGTTTTGCTACGGTTATGCGATCGCCCGCGCCGCACTCAAGGACACCCGCCATGACGAAGAGGATTAGCATTCTCGAGCAAGAGCGACGCGAAGCTGTGAAGGACTACATAGCCCAGCTTTCACAGGTGATGAACGATGAAGTGGACAACGCTTACCAGCGCGGTCTTTACGAGGGCCATAAGAAAGGTCATATTTTCGAAGGCCGGTGGTTTCTGTTCGGCATAGTGTTGGGCATCTTTATCGGGATATCTTTCGGTGGAGTCTTTAGGAGTTTGGGACTATGACTGACGAAAAAGAATTGGTAGCTGCTTTCATACCATCCACCGATGAGATGATTACTCTTGAGGAGGAACTCTCCGAGGTACTATCTGCTCATATGGCTCTCGGTCCTTTAATCCACATAGGTATCCTCAGCAGGATGCTAGGTGTGGTCATAGGATCTTCTACCCTAGAGTTGACAGAGGGCATGATGTCCGCCAGCGTGAATATCCTTCATGGCTATAATCTCAAGATGACCGAGGACATGCCGGCGGACAAGAAGGACCTGAACTGATGGCCGGGGCTAAGGACAAGACCTTCCGCATCGGCATAGAGCCGACTGAAGTGATCCGTCAGCTTCGTAAGCTTGCGGACGACATCGAGAAGCAGCAGGCTATTGTCACTCAGGTTACCGGCAACAGCCGGCGGAAGCCTGACGACTTCGAGCTTTATACCTTGGTCATCAAGTATGCGAGGAAAAGATGAGCTACCGAGACCAGGTGAACCTGTGGCGTCAGAAGGTCAAGAAGTATCAAGACCCGCACTACGCTCAAGCCTCTACACCGCTGAAGCAGGAAAGCATCGATCACTCCGCCTATGGGCCGTGGATGAGCATGGTCTTTGAGCGTGGCACTCGAGTCTATGTCTTCGAAGGCCAGGCCAATCGAGACCGGTTCGTCAATAAGTACCGCGCCTCCCATGAGGCCCGACCCTGTGGAGATCCCTTGAAATGAAGAATACCCCGCACTGCATCGGCAGCGACACTCTGCCCGGCTTCAGCAAGCTCATCGAAGAAATGGGGGAGACTCACCAGGTCATCGGCAAGATCATGGGAAAGGGGGATATGGGGGTTCACTGGGATGGGCAAGCGCTTAAGACCTCGCTCGAAGAAGAGCTGGCTGATGTGGTCGCAGCTATCAACTTTGTCATCGACCATAATGGTCTGGATTTCAAGGCTATCCAGAAGAGGGGCCGGAAGAAGCTCGACAAGTTCAACCGCTGGCATGCCAACGTCCAGGCGGGGAGGGATCCCAATGAGAACGGGTGAGTACATCGTCCAGGAAGTATGGGACGACAATCCGCTTAGCCCTGAGCAGATTAACTACCTGCTCGAGACAGGTCGCATTCGGCTGGCGGCTAAGCCGACGCCCGTAGGGTTGACTCAACTTAACGACCCGGTGATTCGCTATGTCAACCTCACGGCTACTGTCTGCTGCTATCAGCCGATGAAGCGGGGTAACGGTCGGTACGCGATCTACGGCCACGTCGAAGGCTACGACGAGTGGTATCACGTTGGCTGGATCGAGCGAAGTTGATCCCGGCAGCTAATCGTGCGATAAAGGATCATCGACAAAGGAGTGATCGATGTCAAGAGACTGGAAGAAATACGGCTCTCCCTATGACCCGGGCTATCAGGGTAAGATGCAGAAGCCGAAGACCGCTGAAGAACTGCGACGGCAGGAAGCTGAGCGTAAGCAACATCAGCTTCGGGGGTGCGGCGACCCCGACTGTGCCATGTGCAATCCTGAAACCGCCTATGGTCGTGGTGGATCTATCAGCGGGCGATACAGCAGCTCTGCTCGGGGAAGCTTCAACATCGATCCCAACGACTTCCGTATGATCGACGCTTTCGAGGACCTCATGCGAGGCGCAAGTCCGAGGATCCCGGTAACGCCGAAGGATCAGCCGCCGGCCGCTTACACGGCAGCTCGCAAGAAGGTCGAGGAATGGCTCATCGAGGCTCCCGACCAAGACTTCGCAGACATCGTAGGCAACGAGGAAGCCCTTGAACAGCTGAAGGATGCGATCCAGGCGCCGGTTACCCACAAGAAGCTCTACGACCTCTACGCCATGAAGATGCCGAAGGGTGCTCTGCTCTCCGGCCCTCCCGGCTGTGGTAAGACAATGTTCGCTCGAGCGGCGGCCAGCGAAATGAAGAAGCTCTATGGTCGTGCGGAGCTTATCTCAATCAGCGGCAGCTCACTTCAGTCGATGTTTGTGGGTGAGACTGAAGGGCGGATCAAGGACATCTTCAGCTACGCTCGGGAATACAAGAGGTTCCACGGGACTCCTCTGCTGGTGTTCATCGATGAAGCCGAGGTCTTGTTCCCCGACCGCACGGGCCGCATTCGCCGTGTGGCTTCATGGGAAGAGTCACAGGTCGCCACGTTCCTGGCTGAAATGGATGGTATGCGGGAGAGCGGCGCTTTCGTACTGTTGGCCACGAACCGCCCTGAGGTGATCGACCAGGCCGTGCTCCGTGATGGCCGATGCGACTTCAAGATCGTGGTGAAGCGTCCGACCCAAGAGGCAGTCGAGTTTATCCTCCGCAACAACTTCGAGAAGCTTGCCTTTAACGGGGTGGGTATCGATGAGCTGGTGTTCGCCGCGCTTGAGTCGCTGTTCGATCCCCACAAGATCATTCTCGAGGCTCAGGCCATCAAGGTTGACTTCGAGAAGCGCAACGTCGAGACTCGAGGCGTCCGCCACTTCTTGCTCGAGCATATCATCAGCGGGGCAATGGTCGCCGGCATCCCGATGCGAGCGACTCGACTCGCCTTTACTCGAGACAAGAAGTCAGGCGAAGAACCGAAGGGCGTTCTGGTCGATGACGTGGTGAAGGCGGTCAACGATGTCTTCGAGGAAAACAAGGACCTCGACCACGCTTTCGCCTTCGAAGAATTCCGTCAAGCCTACATCAAGGAAGCCAAGGAGCAAGACAAGTGAAAGCCGAGTACTGGGCGGGCATCGGCACTTTCGTCTACTTGATGGGAACTCAATTTCTCTTTGATCTAAGCCCCGAAGCCTCGAGGTGGCAAGCTATCTCTATAATTGTCGGGTGTCTTATTGGCATGGCGGCACGAGCCGCAGAAAGGAAGTAGAGTGTTCGCCAACATCATTCTCGACAGCATCAGCCCGGAGGGTATTCGGCTGACTACGTTTCACCTTCGCTACTGGCGAGCGATCCACGCTGAGCTGATGACCCACAGGGACTTCAGTCGTAACGCCCGCAGCAGTCGCGCAGTACCGAGCAAGGTCCTGCTGACCGAGCAGATCTTCGTGCCCGAGTTTGGCATGAACAAGCCCGGGATGCAGAGCGAGATTCTCGCGTCTCCTGAGCTTCAGGCCAAATGGGCGGCGGAGTGGGAGAACCTCGCCCATCGCTGCAGGATCCAAGTCGACCTGTGGCAGCAAGAGGGTATGCACAAGCAATGGGCCAATCGGCCGCTCGAGTGGTTCGGTTGGATTGACGTTCTTGTGACGGCGACCCGCTGGAAGAACTTCTTCGAGCTTCGGATCAGTCCGTATGCTCAGCCCGAGTTCGATCAGCTGGCGATGGCGATGAAGAACGCCATGGAAATTAGCACCCCGAAGCTACTGAACCACGGTGAGTGGCACTTGCCCTATATCAGCGACTGGGAAGCGGATGGCCGATGGGGCTTGAATACCCTGCAGATGATGTCCACCGCTCGGTGCGCCCGACTCAGCTACAAGCCGTTCGACGGTGAGGCGGACGTCAACGCTGAGATTGCTCGGTATGAGAAGCTGGTCGTCAGTCGCCCGGTTCACGCTTCGCCGGCCGAACACCAGGCAACGCCGGATGAGCTTATCAGCGCTGGGCGGGGAGGCTTCTGGCGCAATCCCGGTCTTCATGGGAACTTTGACGGGTGGGTTCAATACCGCAAATTGATCCCGTCGGAAGTGGTTCGTTGACAGGTGGCAATGAATGATCGATAATGCCTCTGTCTGAACAACGAGGGACACACGATGAAGACCACCATGAAGCTGGAGCGTGAAACGAAGGGCACCTTCGTCTTCAAGAATGACGAGGACAACGCGCCGATCCCGTCGCTCTACATCAAGAAATTGGCGTTCAAGGACGGTGCGCCCCAGGCCATTACCGTCGAAGTGAAGGAAGCGAAGTAATGGCGAAGAAGCCCACCAAGGTAGCGAAGCCCACTCCGGGCTCGCAGGCTTACCGTGTCGTGCTGCAGGCAATCTCCGACAAGTACGACGACTACGCCGCCGGCGAAGCTGAAGATGACGACTTCACCACGCCGGGGAAGCAGAAGAAGGTTGCGAAGCAGCTCGCCAAGCACCACAACCGCATTCTCAAGAAGTCTAAGCTGTCCGACATCGACGAGCTTGACGAGGATCCCGAGTAATGCCTTGGTGGGGATGGCTCTTGCTCTACTAGGTAACAGTCATCCCCACCGGCATCGCTTTGGGGAAGTACCTCAAATGGAGGAATGGTGATGGGAGTGATGAAGCTTGACCTAATCGGTCAAGAGGTAGAGGTCGAATACCGCTCGGGTATCGGCCTTTATTTTGTGGTATACCCCAAGCTAATTGCATGTCAACGCCCACCCCTAGATTATGTGGGCGGGTTTGAGCTTGTGATGGCTTTCGAGGAGCGACTAGCCGCGGGTGAAATAGCTATTAATACCCGTCGAGGAACACCCTTCTTCTCCTCCATCCCGGTGGTCCCTCACCTGACTCCCTATCCTCGTCCCTGGTTGACGTATCCTAAAGATGACGGCTATCGTCTTGAACTGAGGATGAGGTGATTGACAATTTAACGCCATCGCGTTATTATGTCTCCGTTGCAATATCGCAATAGGAGAAAAATGATGACCACCACTGTGAAGGTCAAGGCCCGTGCTCACGGTGCGCTTGTTTCCCTTCGACGAGTCGGAAGCGCGGTCGAGGGGCTCGAGGAGACCCTCCTTGACCCCTTCGAAGAACGCGAGTTCCTGGTAACAAAGCTTGAGGTCCTTGAGGTTAAGGAACTCGAGGCTCCCGTTCAGACTCTTGACACCTTCTTCAATGAGGAAGAGGCTAAGAAGTTCGAGACCCTCGAGGGTGATCCCGAACTGCGCAAGTCCTTCTCCGCCAGTAAGAAGTCGAAGGACAGCTGATAACGAGCAATAGGCGGCATCGTTGGATCAGCGGGGGTCTTTCCTTTCAACGCTGGAAAGCTTAAACGCCACGGCTTAGCAGTGCGCCCCGACCTTCGGAGAGTATCATGGACAAGAAATATCGAGTTCCCCGGACCGCCATCACCGAGAAGGGGCTTCGCAAGCTCCTGCGGGATGCAGCCAAGGATGAGAAGTCATCCATCAGCGACTGGGCGATGGAGAACGGTATCACCGCACAGCAGGTTTCAGCCTTTATGTGCAAGCGACAGGGCGCGGGTCTCAAGATCCCTGAAGCCCTTGGCTATCGCCCTCAGGTGATCTACATGCCTCTCGAAGAGGAACTTATCACCGTGATGCTCCCTCCTCGCCGTGTGGCGAAACGACCCACCAGCAAAGTGGACCACACCAAGGAGCCTATCGAGAAGAAGGGCTTTAAGGTTAAGGATCCCAAGAAAGAAGCTAAGGATCGTTTGAAAGCCCGCAAGGAATGATTAAGCGACCGATGAAAGGCGAGGCAATTGACGAGGAGTACTTTGAACGCCTTGTCTATCCCCTACACGCCTCGCCCAAGATCGATGGCTTCCGCTGTGTGCTTGGTAGTCACCCGATGACCAGTCGATTGGCCAAATTTCCCAACAGGTACTTCCATGAAACGCTATCCAACATTCTTCCCGCTCAGTGTTTCCTCGACGCGGAAGCAGTTGTTGGTAGTCGGCGGGGTCCCGGCGTTCTCACACGGACTTCTTCAGGGCTTACGTCTGAAGATGGAGAGCCGGATTTTACACTATGGGTCTTCGACAGGCCGGGATTAGACGATCACTGGTATGATCGATACCTTGCGGCTCACGACTTGATTGGCTCTGTGGCCCACGAGCGCATCAAGCTGCTCAAGCATCGGCTCATTCGGGATTATCTCGAGCTTCGGGATTATCTGACCGAGAAACTGGAGCTCGGTTATGAAGGCATCATGGTCCGAGACACCCACGGCCCTTACAAGGAAGGCAAGTCGACGGTTAAGCAGGCCTGGCTGCTGAAGTGCAAGCCTTTCAAGGATGGCGAAGGTCGCATCAAGGGCTGGTATGAAGAGATGGAGAACACCAATGAAGCGAAGCGAGAAGCAACCGGCAAGCTCAAGCGCTCCTCCGCTAAGTCGGGAAAGAAAGCGAAAGGTACTCTTGGGGGTCTTATCCTCAACGACATCAAGGACGGCACTGAGGTTCGAGTCGGGGGCGGGTTTACCAAGCAACAAAGACAAAAGCTCTGGGAGTTAATTCAACGTGACCCGAAAGCTCTTCTCGGTAAGCTGGTTCGCTACAAGTCTCAGGCGGTGGGGGCGAAAGAGAAACCTCGCCATCCCAACTTCAAGGAGTTTGTCGACTTCAGGCCCGACTGGGATATGACGGACTATTGACTTTAGGCCCGCTCGGGATTATGATACTGTCATGAGAACAGGTAGACCTCCCTCCGCTAGGCCCGGCATGATTGTCGGATCATTTGAGCTTCTTCACCTTGCTGGCAAGCAAGGAACTCACCAACTGTGGAAAGCTCAGTGTGAGTGTGGTAATGTAGTCGAGCTTAGGGCTTCTCGACTTATCCGGTCTGGTCAGCCAAAGCACTGTGGCTGCAAACGGACTTATAGAGAGCCACCAACATATAAGTCTTGGCAGGGTATGAGGCAACGATGCTATAATCCACTCCACAACCGGTATCATCGCTACGGTGGACGAGGTATCAAAGTCTGCGAAGAGTGGAAGGATAGCTACAAGAACTTTCTTCGAGATATGGGAGAAAAGCCAAGTGGAACTTCATTGGATCGTTATCCTGATCGAGACGGCGATTATAGTCCTGGGAATTGTCGTTGGGCTACGCCTCAACAGCAAGCGGAGAATAAATCGCGGGATTTGTGAGTTACGGGAAGTTGTGTCCGGCGATGCTCAGTCGTATGATGACAACGCAAAACAACACAACGGAGACGCAATCATGATTACCCTCTCACCCGGTGACGCATCACAGGTTCATGCAATTTTGATGACCCACGCAGAAATGCAGGACGCGCGCATCAATGACTCCTTGTCGCTCATCGGTCGTCTGAACGCTGACCTCGGCAGCGATGATCCCGAGGCAAAAGAGATGATCGATGACCTGCAGCAGCAGGTCGAGTTGTTTGAAACTGACGCCGACAACCTGAAGCGTCTAGCCAATATGTTCTGAGGAGAATACAGAATGCAACCCGTTGAAGCGTTGACTCGCCTGATTGCCCTCGGTGATGCCGAGCTGAAGCAGAACTCAACTTACGGCACCGATAACCCGGAGCTGTCTCCGAATGAAGAGCAGCTTTCTACCGCGCTGGCTATTGGCCAGGCGATGTTGAATACCGCGATCCCCGTTGCGCGGTTCCGCGCTCACGTCACCATCGACAAGATCGGTCCTTCATCGAAAATGGGTCTCGGCGACTTCACTGTCTGTGGTGTTTCGATCCCGTGCATCAAGAATGGGCTCATCGGCCTGTCGCACGAAGCGAATGAGGTCCACGTCACCTTGTGGGAGCAGAAGGCTACCGGCGCCGATATGCTGAGCGGCTATCAGGGCCACAGCAAGTCGAAGAACTATCGTCTGTGGCTGGCGGCGATTGACGACTTCGAAGGGGTGCCCGCCTAATGGCTCGGAAGAAGCGTGAGGAACACGGCGACGACTTCAAGCGCAAGCGCAGTCGGATCCGTCGCGAAGAGCGCAAGCGTCAGCGCAAGGAGGAAGCTCGTGAGGGCATGCCGATGGACACGAGCTGGTTGCTTCGTGACATGGCGCTGAGTGCAGCGATGCGAGTTGTTGCTCGGCACAAGGAACGTCCCTATTGGCTTTCGATCCCTCACGAAAAGGGTGACGGCAATCCTCCTGTCACTGATTTCTTTCCCTGCACCACGTTTCGCACTCGTGACCGGGCGTACTACGGCTTCTTGTTTCGCGAGCATCGGGATCAGGCGATCCATCGACTCGATGATGCGGAAAAGGAACTGACCGATACCGTCCGCCGTATCGCTCCCCACCTGGTTTGACCTATGTACCATCCCATCCACTCTCGACTTCGCAATATAGCTGGCGTAACCGAATTCCGGGGTGGATGGGTTAAGGGCTATATCTTGAAAAGCCCGAAGCCTGTCTTCGAATTGTCCTTCGAGCGGCCCTCGCCGGCCCTGACCCACCACTTCCTCCCCGATACACAGATCACCTATCTCGGCCTGTGGTGTGGCAGGCGTACTTTATTTGAGTTTCAGTTGGGTGGCCTCGTGGTTGTGCCCGACGCCTCAACGTTCGAGCAATACGTCTCGCCTTTGATTGTGGCACTTCGTTCATACAGGCATCTACAGGTCGATTTGTGACGTTGAACGCAGCGCGCGCAATTGTGCGTTGCGATCACGTCCTAAGGCGCGTGAATTGTCGCGCTGGATGCGCCCAAGGCGCGTTTTTCGTCGTTCGATGCGTCATGATACGCAAAACAACACGAAACGACCTAAGAACGTCGATTTTTCGACCCCACCATCCATATATAATCCGTTAACTTTCGCGCGCTATAACGAAGGCCAATATCAGTACGAGGGAACTACCCACTATGCGCGACTTCATTCAGGAATACGGGGCAATCCTGAGCGGTCTAGTAGTGGGGTCACTGGCTCACTTCGGTCGACTAGTCGCGGAGGGAAGAATGCCCACTCTTTTTCAAGCCATCGGTTACCTCATGCAACTGGGCTTGGTGGGCCTATCAGCGGCGGTACTCACAAAGAAGCTCGGCATAGTGGACACGGATCTTCGTGCTCTCACGACTGCCATCCTCGCTGTCTCGACCAATGAAGTGGTCCAGTTCATGGAGCGCCGCAGCTGGCGTCCGCTGCTCGATACGCTCATGGTAATACTCCATAACCCCACCGACCCGCGTAAGTGACTTCTCTTCGCAGGTCCCCCGATAGAACGATGCTCGGAACATGGGTGGAAGAGCTCGTGCATCGATCACCGCCGCACTAACCCTTCATCAGGCGTGACACCTGATTGCACCGACGATCCCGCCCATGTTCCACCCATTGACACTGGCTGGTTCTCCTCATATGATGTCGCTCGCTCAATGAGCTCGAGCACAGGAGAAGACCATGTCTGACAACGAACAGAACCAGGAAGAAGCCGAACAGGCTGAAGCTGCTGCTGAACAGCAGGAAGCTGAACAGGCTGAAGCCGAGCAGGCCGAAGGTCCCGAGGATCCCAACACCCACGACCAGGCTGAAGACGGCGAAGACGACACCGCCGACGAAGCGCCTGTGGAAGACGAGGCCGAAGAAGCTGAAGAGCTGCCGGCCGCCGTTGCCCATGGTTCGCATGATGCCGCGATGAGCGGGATGCAGACCGACGCTTCGGGAAGCTACACGCCGCCCGGTCAGCTCTGACCAGTTCGTCACGGGGGAAGGCCGTCGGGGGAAACTCCGGCGGTCTTTTCTTTTAGCTGTTGAAGTACCAACGGGGAGGACGGCGCTTCGTCCAGACAGGCGTTCGCTTGTCATCCGGCCAACGCATACACAGATAGGCGCGATAGGCCTGTGTGGTCGGCAGGTAGGTGAAGTCGAGGCCGAGCCCCTTATGACGAGCGCCATTAAATAGCTGATCCTCACGCAGCGCGCGATAACGCCTCAGCCAAGGATATTGCTCAGCGAGCTCAAGCAACATTGTGTGGCAGGAGTGTGTCGTTCCTCTGCGGTACGTGATTTCCTCGCCGTATGCGATGCCTAGCGCATACAACCAAGGCAACGCGCTCGGCAACGTCTCAGCCCATATTGTCGCAGGATGATTGACGTGACTGCTGCGGTAGCGCGTGACCTGCGAGCCTTCGGTCTTATTGATGACCGTGCAAATAATCTGAGCGGTCTCAAGGATCATCTTATTGAGGCGCTTGTCATCGAGCGCTTTCGCGCAGATGCGGGGATGGCGGGAGACAGCAAAAATGTTCATGCTTCGATCATATCACTTAACGTAACCCATCTTAATACGCTTTTTCCAGCAGTCTGGACCATAGCCGCGTTCAATGGAGTCGGGGTTGGTAAGCGGCCCACCGCACATTCCGCACTCGCCTTCATGATACACCTCGAGGCTGTCATGTATGCGGAACTTGTAGCAGAGCTCATGCGACCACAGCCAGTCGAAAGCCTTGTAGGCCTCAAGCTGCTGAGCATTGTGTGGGCTTGCCTTCGTGAAGCCGAAGCGGCGATTGGACCATATGGTGCCGAGGTAGAGCCAGGGATCCTCGCCGGAGGTCAGGGTTCTTACGAACCACCGACCATCCCGGCTTTCTTGGATCTGGTACGTAAAGTGCTTGCCGGTCTTCTTTGACTTGATGGTGATCTTGGCCTTTCCCGCTTGGATAAACTGACGGAGCTGCAGGTAGTCATCGAAGACACGGTAAGTCATTTCTTCTTCGCCTTTTCCTTGAGGCCCTTGCGAACCTTGTCACGGATCTCTTCAGCAGTCTTCTTGTCGAACCACCAACCGCCGGCAGGTTTCTCGAGTTTCATCGCGCGGAGGACTGCTCGAACCTCGCGACCCTCAACCTTGAGCTCGGCGGCGATGTCATTGGCAGACACCATGCCCGAGCGGTCAACCTTTTCCTTCGGCGCTTTCGGTTCGCGAGGCTCACGCTTCTCAGCGCGCGATGCACGAGCGGCCTTCGCTGCCTTCGGCAGGTCGTCATCCTCGTCCTCTGTGGGAGCACGGCGTTCATCGACCTTTCGGAACTTGAAGTAGGAGACATCGGAAGTCATGCGCTGCTCGTCATAATCGAGCGCCATCACCTCATCGAGCATCGCCTGATTGCGGAACGTGATCTGAACGCCTCGAGACGTGATAACACTGGGATATTCGAGGACCGTTGTGACACCGAACTCCCACTCGTCATTGCCGATCAAGGCATTGATATGGCCGCGAGCGGACTGCGCATCCATGAACTTCAGGATCAGCCATCGCATTGTTTCGTAGGTCTCGCCTGGGTTATATGAGGCATAGACAACGTAGGGGTACTCCAATGGCCCGCGGCGATCCTTCGATTTCTCTTCATCGTTCCTATGGGATTTTCTTGCCATGATCGATATGCTCCTATGAGTGGGATCGGTTACATCATACGTTCAATGCAACCCGGAAGCAACTGACCATGTCCCAATTCGTCCGCACTTTCAAACGACGAAAGATCTTCTTGGACCAGCTGGCCGTGGGATCCTCCATCTCGTTTGCAGCTCACGCTGCGGGAGGAACCACCCAGAACTTTCGGCGGTGGCGAGAGACCGACCCCGACTTCGCTGCGGATTGGGATGATGCAATTGAGCAGGGTACCGACTTCATCGAGGACGCGGCAACCGAACGAGCCCTGAAAAAGTCAGACCCCCTGATGGCGATGATCCTCAAGGCTCGCCGTCCTGAGAAGTATGACCGTGGTGGTAAACTCGAACTGAGCGGACAGATCAATGTTGAAGGCGCGAAAGCAAAGCTACTCAATCGTATTGCGCGGCTCCAGGCTGCGGGTCAGGTTCTCGGAGGACCAGGTGAGGAGGGGCAGGCGCTACCTCCGTCGGCGGATGGAGCCGAACCCGAGGACGAACCCCAAGCACTCCTCCCGGCCCCTGGAGATATTCCTGAGCGGGGAAGGAAGCGCCGAGCAGTTGCAGGAGGCAATCGACGGGAAGCTTCTGCGTAACCATCACCTGAAGACCCTCGACCTATCAAAGCTCGAGGATCTAACGGATGAAGAAGCGGACGACCTTCTGCACACTTGGGAACTGTGGGCTCGGCCTAATCAGCTTGAGCCCGAGCGTGTTCTTCCCAACGGCGAGTTCTGGACCATCTGGCTCATTCTCGCCGGTCGCGGTTTCGGTAAGACCCGTTGCGGCGCCGAGACAGTTATCAAGTGGGCGAAGGAAGGTCACTGCAAGCGTATCGCGCTGATTGCAGAGGATAGCGCCGACGCCCGAGACGTTATGGTTGAAGGTGAGTCGGGCATCATGGCCTGCTCACCCCGAGATTTCCGCCCCAAGTACGAACCTTCAAAGCGGCGACTGACCTGGCCGAACGGCGCACAAGCAACGCTATTCTCGGCCGAGGACTATGACTCGCTGCGTGGTCCTCAGTTCGATGGAGCCTGGTGTGACGAGCTTTGTAAGTGGCGCTATGCTCAGGAAGCCTGGGACAATCTTATGTTTGGCCTTCGCTTGGGCGATCATCCTCGAGTCATTGTCACGACGACTCCGCGTCCGATCCGACTCCTCAAGGATATTATCCTCCGTAGTGATACCGCGATTACAAAGGGCAACACGCGAGAGAACCTGGTCAACCTTGCGCCCCCGTTCGTCAAGGCCGTTATCGAGAAGTATGAGGGCACTCGTATTGGTCGACAGGAGCTGAACGCAGAAATCCTGGATGATGTACCGGGTGCTCTTTGGTCTCGCCCGATGATCGATGAGGCCCGCATCCGCCCTGTGGATAGCCAGACGCCGATTGCTCTTCCTCACTTCGAGCGCATTGTTGTCTCGGTCGACCCCGCGAAGGAAGTCGGCGAGGCTGCTGCGGAAACCGGCATCATGGTTGTGGGCAAGGACTCCAACGGTCACGGCTACCTGCTTGAGGACCTTTCACTCAACGGGTCGCCGGAGGAGTGGGGACGGGCTGCCGTTATCGGCTTGGATGAATGGGCGGCAGACATGATCGTCTATGAAGCCAACCAAGGCGGTGAAATGGTTGCTGCCGTCCTCCGTGCTGCAGCTCGATCACTTAAGGAGGAGGGGCTTCGTACCGCGGACTTCGTTCCGCTCAAGGCCGTTCATGCTACGCGCGGCAAGTACGTTCGAGCCGAGCCAGTATCTCAGCTTTATGAGCAGAAGAAGGTTCACCATGTGGGCTACTTCCCCGAGCTCGAAGATCAGCTGTGCGAGTACACTCCCGATGGCTCAATGGGGTATTCGCCTGACCGGATGGACGCCCTGGTGTGGGGCGTTACTGAGCTCATGGTGGGGTCCATCGCTTACGAAGGGCTGATGGATTACTACAGGCAAGAAGCTAAGCAGATCGGTGATCGGCTGTCGGGTAACGTCAAGGCCTTGCCCAGTGCTATCGTTTCTCTTCAAGGACCAATGGGTATAAATACGGCATTCGGTAAGAACGGTGACAAGTACTTGGTCGACGCCGACGGGCTTTTCCACGTTAAGGAGGATGACGTGAAGGGACTTGAAAGCGCCGGTTTTCGTAGGTTTTTCGCCGAAGCCATCAATGGGGACTCGACGGTAAATGGCTAGTCAACGCGCCGCAGCTGGTGGGGGTCGTCAGATCGCATTGAACCCCCAGAACTATCAAGTCGGCGTCACCTATGGCACCGATGGTTCTGGTGCTGGCTGGTTCGGTCCTGGTCGGCCGATGACCCCACAGGCGCCGGAAGAAGTGGCAGGTCGTTCGTTCGACTTCCCCCAAGGCGTCAACCTCCTTACCACCACTCGCGCCTATGAGCCGGTCACTTACCAGACCCTCCGGGCGTTCGCTGACAGCTATGACTTGCTGCGTCTCATCATTGAGACTCGCAAGGATGCCATGGAGCGTTTGCGGTGGGTCATTCAGCTGCGCGATGGGCGGGAACGTCTGACGCCGCAGAAGAAGAACAAGATCAAGGAGATCACCAAGTTCTTCATGAAGCCCGACGGCGAGCATGACTGGAGCACCTGGCTCCGTATGCTGCTCGAAGACCTCTTTGTGGTCGATGCTCCGACGATCCATCGCCGTCGCACTCGCGGGGGTAAGCTGATTGCCCTCGATCCCATCGATGGGTCCACGATCCGCCGCGTCCTGGACGACTGGGGCCGGACTCCCGAGGGCGACAATGAAATCGCCTATCAGCAGATCCTGAAGGGGATGCCTGCTGTGGACTACACGAAGAAGGAAATCCTTTACCGTCCGCGTAACGTCCGGATCCACAAGATCTACGGTTACTCGCCGGTCGAGCAGATCCTCATGACCATTAACATTGGTCTCCGTCGTCAGATCTTCCAGCTCAACTTCTTCACCGAAGGCAATATGCCGCCGGCGCTGATCGGTGTGCCTGAGACCTGGACGCCTGACCAGATCCGCACGTTCCAGGAATGGTTCGACAATATACTGGCCGGCAATCTCGCTGAACGCCGCCGGGCTCGTTTCGTTCCCAATGCTGTCGGCAAGACTTACATTCCGACGCAGGAAACTGAGCTGTTCGGCAAGGCTGAAGAATGGCTCGCACGAGTCTGCTGCTTCGCCTTCAGCATCAGCCCGCAGCCCTTCATGGCGATGATGAACCGCGCTACTGCGGACTCGTCTCAGCGTGAAGCTGTTGCTACCGGCCTTGCTCCGATCCAGTCGTGGGTCAAGTCGCTGGTCGATACGATCCTGGCCGAGGACTTCGATGCTGCCGACTACGAGTTTGTGTGGCGGGGTGACGATGAGCTTGACCCGCTCAAGCGTCAGCAGATCACGGAAAGCGATGTCAAGGCCGGCCTGCTCACGCTGAATGAAGGCCGAGTCGCAAACGGTCGTGAGCCTTATGAAGATCCGCGCTTCGATGCGCCGATGTTCCAGACCTCGAACGGTCTTGCGCCGTTGACGCTGACTGCTGAAGCTCAGGGTGACCATGATCCCAACACGGACTTCAGCGGTAACTCCGCCGTCGCTCGTCAGCAGCAGGAACAGCAGCAGGTTGACCCGAATGGAAATCCCGCCAAGAAGCAGCCTGTGGCGGGACGACCGAAAGATCCGAGCAAAGTCCTTCGGGAAGACTCGGTGACCAAGACCCTCGAGTCGCTGATTGCCAGCGGTGATGAGGAAGCTTTGGCTGACTACCTCCGTAAGATGAGCAAGGAGCAACTGAACCATGAGTAAGGCGAAGGCGCCGCGGGTGTTCGTCCCGCTGACGAAGGTGGACGAGGAACAGCGCCTCGTCTTCGGTCGTATCACCGCAGAAGAAGTCGACCAGTCGGGTGAGGTCATGGACTATGAAACGTCCAAGCCGAACTTCGAGAAGTGGTCGTCGCAGATCGAGGAAGCCTCGGGCGGTCTCTCGAAGGGCAACCTTCGCGTGATGCACGGCCTGCAGGTTGCCGGCAAGCTGACCGACATCGCTTTCGATGACGAGTCGCAGTCCATCGAGGTCTGCGCCAAGGTCGTCGATGAGGCCGAATGGAACAAGGTCCTCGAAGGCTGCTACACCGGCTTCAGTGTGGGCGGTCGTTACGGCAAGAAGTGGAAGGACAAGGTGGGCGATAATGTCGTCCAGAAGTTCACCGCCGTGCCGAACGAAGTCAGCCTGGTTGACAACCCCTGCGTCAAGTCGGCCACGTTCACCTGCGTCAAGGCCGACGGCGCCGAAGAGCTCGTGAAGTTCAAGGCGGCTGAAGACCTCGCCAAGGCCGACGGTGAAGCGGAAGAAGCCGCCGCCGAAGACGAACCGGTCATCCCGGGCCTCGAGCCTTCGAATGACGACGTGGTTGCCAAGGCCGAACAGATGGCCAAGGACGCCGCCGACGGCACCACCTGGATGCAGCACGTCGAGGCTGCTCGGAACGAACTCATCAAGGCTGCGGCCAAGAAGGGCGAAGAAGGCGATGACGGAAAGGACGCCAAGAAGCCGAGCAAGAAGAAAGAAGGAAGCGACGACGAAGAAGAGGAAGCCGCTGAAGGCGACTCCGATAACGCCGAAGAAGAAGCTGCCGAAAAGACCGTGAAGGTGACCCCGCCGGGGATCCGTCAGGTCTGGACCGCCAGCGACGGTTCGACGTTCGAGAAGAAGTCGGACGCGGAAGCCCATGAGGTCGACCTCGCCAAGGCTGCTGCTGTGGAACCGAGCGAAGCCGACAAGCTGCGCGAACGTCTCGCCAAGGCCACCGAACCGAAGGAAGAAGCCGAACCGGCTTCGATCTTCTCGGTTGAACGCCTCGACGACCTCCACAAGGCCGTTGCCGAACTCGAGCAGCCCCGTGAAGCCGACGGCTCGCCGAAGATGGAAAAGGGTATGTATACCGTTTCCCGCTTCGCGAAGATGATCGGTGAGATGGCCGACCTCGCTCGTACCGTCAAGGCTGAAGGGACGCTCGAAGGCGACAGCGAAGATCAGGCAGTGTGGAAGACGCTGCAGGGTCAGCTGTCCACGTTCGGCGATAGCTTCATGGACTACGCCAAGAACCAGGTGGCCGAGCTCGTCGCGGGTCTCGACACTGACCTGTCGCCGCGTTGCGCCTACGACTACTACTATCATGCGGCCGGTGAAGGCAATGACCTTGCCAAGCACGTGGTCGAAATGATCGAAGCAGTCGAGCCGCTCAAGGACGCTGCGGTCGAGAACATCGAGAAGCTGGCGAAGTCTGTGGGCTTCTTCGGTGCTGAAGTTGAAGCGTCGGACGAACTGTCCCCGCCGATGCAGAAGCGCTTCGATGCGCTCGAGGCTGAAAACGCCGACCTCCGCAAGGTCGCCGGCGAGGCCATTGAGAAGGTCGAGGAACTGGCCAAGCGTGTCCAGGAAATCGCCGACACTCCGCTGCCGCGCGCCCCGCAGAACATTGCTTTCCGTGGGGGCGATGTCAACTTCATGGGCAAGCGGTTCAACAATGAGGAGGAGCTCCGCGTCGAGCTTCACAACCTTATCAAGACGGAAGGGCCCGACGCCCTTGCGCTCATGATGATTAAGGCGGCACAGACTCAGGGTACTGCCCTGGCGCTGAACCGCTAGTTGCAACGAGGCGACCGGGGACGGAAGCCTAAACTGCCCTCATCGGGGACGATGAGGTTTTTCGCCAACCTAAGAAAGAGGTTATTACTATGTCTATCGTCCAAGAACAGGGCCTCGTTGCGGGTGCTTCGCTCGATGCCCTCATGAAGGCCCTCGCCACTGCCCCGCAGATCGCCAACCCCTCGATGCCGGAAGCGCTCGCCAAGAGCACCTTCGCCCAGTCGGGTTCGGCCACCTCGGGTCTGACCTACTACGACCTGGAAGCGGGGGCGAAGTTCCTCTATCCGGTCCTGACCCCGCTGCGCAACGAGATCCCGCGCGTTTCGGGCAAGGGCGGCATCCAGGCCAACTGGCGCGCTGTCACCGGCATCAATACCACGGGCATCCAGATCGGCGTTTCCGGGGGCAACCGCGGCGCTGTGATGGCGATCTCCACTGCCGACTATACCGCTGCCTACAAGGGCATCGGCATCGAAGACAACGTGGACTTCGAAGCGCAGTACGCCGGCCAGAACTTCGAGGACATTCGTGCCCTCGCTGCCAAGGTCGGTCTCGAAGCGCTGATGCTTGGTGAAGAAGCCCTGCTCCTCGCGGGCAACGGCACTCTCGCTCTGGGAACCACCCCGACTCCGTCGCTCTCCGCGTCGACCACGGGTGGCACGATGACCGCGACCACGAAGTACGTGGCTGTGGTTGCTCTGACCCTGGCGGGCTTCATCAATGCCTCCATCGTCGGCGGCATCCCGACTTCGATCACCCGCACCAATGCGGACGGCTCGACTGACACCTACGGTGGCGGTTCGGCCCAGAAGTCGGCTGCGGCATCGGTCGCCACCACGGGTACCACGGGTTCCATCACCGCAACGGTTACCGCCGTCCGCGGCGCTGTCGCCTATGCGTGGTTCTGGGGTGCCTCGGCTGCTGCTTCGACGCTCGGCGCGATCACCACGGTGAACACCGCGGTGCTGACCACCGACGCCGGTGCCGGCACCCAGGCCTACAGCACCCTGCCGTCTTCGGACAACTCGACCAACAACCTCGTCTTCGACGGGCTGCTCACCCAGGCCATGCGCTCGGGCAGCAACTCGTACTACCGCTCGCTCGACGGTGCCGGCATCACTGCCGACAACGCGGGTGGCATTGTCGAGGTGGACGCCGCGCTGAAGTCGTTCTGGGACAACTACAAGCTGTCGCCGGACACCATGTGGGTCAGCTCCGACCTCGCCCTGTCGATCTCCCAGAAGATCCTGCAGAGCGGGTCCACCGGTGCCTACCGCGTGGTCATCAACCCCGAGCAGGGCGCGATGATGGGCGGCGTCATGATTGCGACCTACCTGAACCGGTTCTCGATGTCGGGCGCCAATATCCTGAAGGTTCGCATCCACCCGAACATGCCGGCGGGTATGATCTTCTTCGACTCGAAGAGCATCCCCTACCCGGTCTCGGGCGTCGGCAACGTCCGCCAGGTCCGCACTCGTCAGGAATACTACCAGATCGAGTGGCCGCTGCGGACCCGCAAGTACGAATATGGCGTCTACGCGGATGAAGTGCTCCAGCACTACTTCCCGCCCGCCATGGGCGTGATCTGCAACATCGGCTAAAGCCGGGTCGCAAGGGTGGGTGGGAGTCTCGCGCAAGGCTCTCACCCATTCCTTTCCACTTCTCTTGCGCGAGGGACAATGCAATGACCAAGATCCGTATGAAGGCCCCGAAGGGCACGACTTCCGCCAACATCGAAGGCCACGCCTATGAAGTCGAGGATGGCTTCATCATCGTTGCCAATGAAGGCCACATTCCGACGCTGCAGCGTCACGGCTTCGCCGAACACTTCGAGCCCGTCGAGGAAATCGACATCGACGTGGACGCGATGGATAAGGACGAGCTGATCCAGTTCATCGAAGAACGCGGCGGTGACGCCGACGGCATGACCAAGAAGCAGCTGCGCGCTGAAGCTCGCCGTCTGATCGAGGAATAAGGGCAATGACTGAGAGGCTGACTACTCTTCAGGCGGTCAAGGACTGGCTTGGGATTACGACGGATGCGAGCGATGCTCAGCTTGTCCGCGTGATCGAGGCAGCCTCTCAGTTCGCCTTGAACTACATGAACCGTGATAGTCTTGCTGCACAGGACTACACCCAGAACTTCTACGGCAACGGCAAGGTCTCCGAGCTGCTTCGTAACTGGCCGGTTATCTCTGTGACCTCTGTGGGCATCAACGGCAAGATCGTTCCTGCCTCGACCTACGGCACGGGCGGTAAGCCATCCGATGGTTACACCTTGAACGATCCCCGCTCGGCGCCTCAGGCTGTCGAGCTGCATGGTTATCAGTTCGAGTTCCGCACTTCCTGCCAAATCATATATCGCGCGGGCTTCGAGACCTCACAGGCTTCGCTTGTGCCCGACGCTGCCGGCGACCCGCTCCCGACTGTGGTGACGTTGACTCCCGTTGCTGGCGGTCAATGGACTGCTGACCTCGGGGTGACGCTTGATAACGTAGCTGCAACGCTGGTGACGGGATCCCCCGCTGCCGGCGAGTATGCCGTTGACGAGTGGGGCACCTACAGCTTCTCGGCTGACGACTCGGGCAAGACCGCGATCATGTCTTACTCCTACGCACCGTGGGACGTCTCGCAAGGCGTGACCGAGCTGATCGGCGAATGGTACCGCCGCAAGGAACGCATCGGTCAGCTGTCCAAGACGCTGGGTGGTCAGGAAACGATTTCCTACAGCCGTCAGGATATGAACGACTCTATCCGCGGGATGCTGCAGCCCTACCGGAACGTGATCCCCGTATGAGCGATGACTTCCTCTCCGTTGAGCTCTTTGGCCACAGGAAGCTCCTTCAAGACATCGAGGCCATCCCCGATGACATAAGGATGATCCTGCGGGACAAGTTCGAGGAGTGGATCTATCGCCTGCGGGATCTTGTGCAGGACAACATCGCTGACCGCCTCAACCGCGTATCAGGTCGACTCGAGGACTCCGTTGAAGTGGAGATCCTCGAAGAAGGTTTGAAGATCAACGGCAGCGTCTATATCGCCGGCGTCCCTTATGCCCGCATCCAGGAAAAGGGCGGTACCACTCCCGCTCATATGATCTACCCGGAGAACGGCAAGGTGCTGGCTTTCATGGCGGCAACGGGTGACAAGGTATTTGCGACCAAGGTATTCCACCCCGGTGGCACGATTGCACCCAAGCACTTCATGCGGGACGCCTACCGAGAAATCAGCCCGAAGATTACTGACGGCTTGTACTACTACCTTGTGCGGAAGCTCAAGACTCGACTGAAGGGCGCAGGCAATGGATGAAGAAGCAATCCTCGCGGCACTGTTCGCCATTGTGGGTGAAGTCCGCTGGACCAGCCCGGGCGATACCATCACTGATACGCGCCGGTTTGTCACGTCGAGCCGCCGCGTGAAGTTGTTCTCGGACGTGAGTGCCGAGGAGCAGCCAGCATGCTTCCAGGCTGAGCATGGCACGACTGAGGGGCAGGTGACGAACTTGCCCTACAAAACAATCCTCGAAGCGAACTGGATCATATACCAGTCTGTGGGCCGTGACGACAAAGCGGTGCCAGCGCGCGAGAACAATGCCATCATCCGTGGCATCCGTCAAGCAATTCGACCAAAGCCGGCAGACCCGGGCTTTCATGATCGCCGTAACACCTTGGGAGGACTGGTATACCACTGCTTCATCAGTGGCCGTATCTTCAAAGATCCCGGCGACATTGATGGCCAAGGCATGCTGGTCGTTCCCATTAAACTTTTGGTCCCATAATATACAAGGTTTCACGACACCCAACCTTTATGGCTGTGAAAGCGGGATAGTCCCGTCGGGTAAGGTAAGGAGCTTGAACAATGAGTCAGTATATGTTCGGCACCGGGCAGCTCTTTGCAACGCCCGTTGGCGGCGGTGCCCCGCTTCGCTTCGGTGCTCTGCAGGACGTGTCGGTCGATTTCTCGGGCGACATCAAGCAGCTGTTCGGTCAGTACCAGTTCGCACTGGACACGGCCCGCGGCAAGACCAAGATCGAATGGAAGGCTTCGTCGGGTAACATCGACATCACCGCCTTCAATACGATCTTCTTCGGCCAGACTGTGGCCTCCAATGACGAGCTGAAGCAGGCTATCAATGAGACGGGGACGGTTCCCGCGATGTCCACCTATACGGTGACCGTCACCCATGCGGCCGACTTCTACATGGATCTGGGGGTCTACAATGCAGCAACGGGCGTTGGTCTTACCCAGGTGTCGGGTGCTCCCGCTGCGGGTCAGTACTCGGTCTCCGCCGGCGTCTACACCTTCAACGTCGCCCAGGCGTCCACCGCCATGCTGTTCAACTACCTCTATGAGTCGGCGGCCACCGGCGGTTCGTTGGCTATCTCCAACCAGCTCATGGGTTCGACGCCGAAGTTCCAGCTGGTCTTGTCGCAGGTCTACGACAGCAAGACGTTCACCATGCTGCTCTACAGCAACGTGGCAGATAAGCTGTCACTGCCACTCAAGCAGGATGACTACCTGGTGGCAGAACTCTCCGGGCAGGCTATGGCCGACTCGGCAAATCGCATCGGTCGAATTACCACGACCTCGATCACTGGCGGCGGCGCGTAAGCTTCGCTGACAGCCCTGTGGGCGGCATGAACGGTCCTCTCCCAATCGTGTCGCCCACAGGAGTCTTTCAAATGCCAAACGGAGGGACAACCAATGGCAAAGATCACAATCGGCGGGAATGAGTACTCCATCCCGGAAATGAACTTCATCGCGGTCGAACGGGCATGGCCCTTCATCGAGCAGGCGATGACGACCGTCCATCCGATGCACGGGACGTCCGCTGCTCTATCCGTTATCGCTGCAGGCCTCATGGAAGGACCGGGTTTCGATCCGGCCTCTTTTGGTATTGAGGCCAACGAGCAGGATGCTGAGACAGGATTGCCTCGGCCCCGCACTGAAGACGCGATCTTCGAAGAGCTCACCAAGACGCTCAAGCGCCGACTCAAGGCAAATGAGATCGGCATGGTCAAGGTCTGCCTGTTCGAGGTCCTCGCCGAAGCCGGCTTCGAAATGAAGGATCCCGCGTCGGGGGAAGCGTTGGCAGCACTGGGGACGGAAATGATGAGCTCTTCACCGGTGACTGCAGTGGATATATCGCCGAGCTTGTCGCAGCCGGATGCGAAGGAGGAAGCTGGGACGGAGTAAGAAAGAAGTGGTCCATGCGGAAGTACCGAGCAATGGTCGCTTGGTGGTCCGAGAATGGCCCTCCTGTCTACGTCTCTGTCGCCAGCTACTTAGGTTTGGTTAAGCCGAGGAAGTCCAAGTCCAAGGGAACGGGTGACTTGAACGAACTCTTGAAGTTAGCTGGTCCAGGTGGGATGATAAACTGATGGCCGACGACAACAATCTCGAGATTAACATTGGCATCAATCCGACTCAGGCTGAGGCGGGTGCAAAGAAGACGGTCTCCGCCGTCGGCTCTGTGGTCAATGAGTCGAAGCAGCTCGACGCAGCCTTCCGTAGGTTGAAGTCGGCCATCGATCCCACGTTTGCAGCGACGGAGAAGTATAACCAAGCCCTCAGCGAATACGACCGCCTGCTCAAGCAGGGCAAGGTCGACCAGGAGTCGTATGCCCGAGGCATCGATCTGGTCAAGAAGGCTTACGAAAGTCAGATCGCTGCTATCCAAAAGAACAGCTCGGTCGCCAAGCAGGCTGAGCTCGAGAAGAAGCAGGCGATTCTTGAAGAGGTCAAGGCTCGCGAGGCTGCGGCTAATCAGCAGCGTCAGATTGCTGCCGGCTGGCTTGCACAGGAGAAGCGTAACACCGCCGCGCTTCGTCAGGAACTCGAACAGCGCAAGACCGCCGAGAAGGCATACGTCCTCGAGGCTGTGGCGGCTGCGAAGGCTGCTGCGGCTGCTCGCGTCGAAGCGATGCGCAGCGGCGGTCAGTCGGTAACGAAGACTGCTGAGACGGCGATGATCCGTGACGCTGCGGCTGCTGCAAAGCAGGCTGCCCGCGAACGCTTCACCGCGGAGCATCAAGCCGACCAGGAAATCCTCGCGAGCTACAAGCAGACCTATGGTGCCGCGAAGCAGCTGGTCGATGAAGCAGCCGCCGAGGCTGTCGCTGCAGCTCAACAGCGAAAGGCTGCGGAGACCGCGATCCTCGAAGCACAGGCTGCTGTGGCAAAGGCGGTCAATCGCGAAGAAATGCAGGCTGCTCGTGAGGCAACCGCGGTAGCTACGGCGGCGGCCAAGGAACGGGCTGCTGTGGAGAAGCAGGTAACTGCTGCCAAGAAGGAAAGCGTCCGAGCTTCGGAGGAAGCCGCCCGCGCGGCAAAGCGTGAGGCCGATGCTCTTGCGGAGATCCGCTCGTCGATCAATCCGACGTTTGCCGCTCAGCAGCGCTACAATGATACCATGCAGAAGGCCACCGCGCTCCTGATGCAGAACAAGCTGCAGACGGGTGAGTGGATCCAGATCCAACGTCAGGCGAAGGCACAGATGGACGTCAACGTCCGTTCGATGGGCCAGATGAACGCCATGAACGTCCAGATCGGTTATCAGATGCAGGACGTGGTCGCGTCCTATGCGTCGGGCATCAATCCTCTGGTGATCCTCGCTCAGCAGGGCGGTCAGACCGCGGCGGCGTTGTCGACCATGGGCGGAACCGCTGGTCGTGTCGCTGCGTTCTTCGCCGGTCCCTGGGGCGCTGCGATCCTCGGCGCTGTCACGGTCCTCGGCTTCCTGTGGACGGCCAACGACAAGAATGAGAAGAAGACCAAGGACGTTACCGATGCTGAGTGGCGTCGCGTTTCCTCGCTGCGTGAAGTCACTGCCGCCACCTGGGAATACGTCAAGGCTGCTCGCGAGAAGAACAACGTCGACTCCGAGAACCTTCGACTGTCGCAGGCTGATGCCCAGAAGCAGGTCAAGGAAGCGACTGATGCTGTAACGGCCGCACAGAAGAAGCTGAACCAGGCGCTCAAGGAACAGCAGGATCTTCAGGCTCGCGGCGGATCCGGCGAGATATACTGGTCGCAGCTTGCTGCTTCGGAGGCCAAAGTCAAGGGTGCCCGTCGGGGATTGAAGGACGCCCAGGACGCGCTGGCTGCCTCGAACGCCCGACTCGCTGAAAGCAACATCGAAGTCGCCAAGGCTCGATCCGCTCAGACCGCTGAAGACAAGCGGTATGATGATGAGCAGCAGGCGATCATGGAGACCTATCGTAAGAATGCCGGGGTTGCCGGCGCTTATGAGAAGATGCTCAATGACTTGACAGTGGCCCGCGAGAAGCATGAGGCCATCGTCAAGAAGGAGGCCGCCGCTCACCGTGAGAATGCTCGTGAGATTAAGGCAGAGCAGGCGGCATACTCGATGCCTGCCAATGGCCCGATCAGCTCGAGCTTCGGTAAGCGCAATGCACCACTGAAGGCTGACGGTACTCGCGGCTCCGTTAATCACGCGGGTCTCGACATCGCTGTTCCCACAGGGACGGCTGTCAAGGCTCCCCAGGTCGGCACCATCGAGACTGTGGGCTACAGTCCGACGATGGGCAAGTATGTCATCATGAGTCATGGGGCCGGCGTAACGACTCGCTACCTCCACCTGTCCGATACGTCGGGCCTCGAACGGGGTCAGCGCATCGAGAAGGGTCAGGAGTTTGCGAAGTCGGGTGCTACCGGCGGCGTCAAGCCTCACCTGCACTATGAAGTCCGCATCAATGGTCGACCGGTTGATCCTCGCAAGGGGATCTTTCCCATTGATACGCTGCGGGCTGAAGCCGAGGGTATGCGTGACCTCGAGTCCGCCGCCCAGAAGGCTGCTCGTGAAGCGATGGCGGCTATCGATACGAACGAGGCCGCTCTTGCCCAAGACGACGCGCTCACGATGGACCAGAAGCTCGAGAAGGTCCGGACCTACGAGGCTGCTCGACTCGCGATTGTCGAGAGCGCCTGGGGCAAGCAGTCGAAGGAGTATGAAGACGCCAAGCGTCACGAGCTCGAAATCACCGAGCGCTACAATCGGATGATCCTCGCCCGGGACGTTCAGCGTCTCCGGACTACCGAGCAGATTGCTGAGACCCGCAAGCGCGCCGAGCAGGAGGCTGAGGACGCGAAGCTGAACAACAAGGGAGCGAATATCGACTTCCTTGCCCAGAACGGTCTCATCAGTGATCGGCAGGCGCTGGTCTTCAAGGCTCAGCTGCTTCAGGATGAATACGCCCAGCAGCAGGCGCATGAAGAGGCCATGTGGCAGCTTCGACTGTCTTATCTGAACAAGGAGCTCAACCTCCCGGGACAGAGCGCTGACCGCAAGGCTGAAATCAATCAGCAGATCGAAGCGGAGCAGGCTGAGCACCTCTCACGGATGACCTCGATGCAGACGGGCTATGCCCGAGGCGTTGCGGACATCAATCGACAGGCCGCTCAGCAGACGCTCCAGCAGTGGTCATCGATCACCAACACCTTCACGTCCGGCCTGTCCTCGACCTTCCAAGGCCTGTGGACGGGTTCGCAGACGTTGCAGCAGGGGCTCATCAATCTCGCTGACCAGATGGTCTACAAGGTCGTCGATATGGCGATCCAGGCTGCGGGCCAGCAGATGATGGTCTGGATGGGTATGAAGACCGCGAAGAAGGCAATGGACGCGGGTGAGCTGGTTCAGGAGACCGCGCATCAGGCTGCCAAGACTGCCGTAGTCGCGGGTGGTGAAACTGCACGGACCGGCATTGTCGCTGGCGCCGAGGCAGTGAAGCAGACTGTCACCACCGCGACGACCGCGGCAGCTGTGGCGGCTGAAGGCATCAAGACGACCGCTGCTGTTACCGGGGCTGCCACGCAAACGACTGCTGCCGCCGCTGCGGGTACTACCGAAATCGGTACCAACGCGGCTGTCGCTGCTGCTGGCGCATACAAGTCGACTGTGGTCATTCCGTTCATCGGTCCCGTTGCTGCGCCTGCGGCTGCTGCCCTCGCGCTCGCTGCTGTGCTTGGGTTCGGTGCGCTTATCTCCGCTAAGGGCGGTATGGATGAAGTGCCGGGCGATCAGCTGGCCATGGTCCACAAGAAGGAAATGATCCTTCCCGCATGGATCGCTGAGCCGATGCGTCAGCAGCTGAAGGCGGGATCCTCCGGCGCGATGTTTGGCGCTGCTTCCGCCGCGGGCATGACTGCTCGGAGCGAAGTCAACAATGGTGGTGACTCCGTCAACTTCAACTATCAGCCGACCCATAACAACCAGGACTCGAACCTCGAGAGCCTGCTTCGTCGGGACGGCATGGCGTTGCGTAAGTGGATCAAGAATGAAGCCCGCAACGGTAACCTCAAGCTGGGTGGCAAGCGATGACTCTTCGGATTATTGACGGCTTCGACTATCTGCCTTCATCGGGCATTAGTGCGGTAATGCAGGCCCAGGGCTGGTTCGGTAACACGAGCTCCACAGTCCGTGACTCCTCGACGGCGTTCGGCTATGGCTACGCGATGGGGCTGTCAAGCAACAATAACAATGACTACCTTCAGCGGTATATGCGGAACCGCTACACCGGCGAGTGCGTCATCGGGATGCGGATGAAGATCCCGTCAACTGGCCCGGGTTACTCCCTATCCGCTATCGACTCCATGACCAGCGGCGAGCAGCGTCAATGGCGACTGCACTTCATGGAGAACGGCAATATCGACTACATTACGGGGAACAACACCATTGTCTCCCGAACGGGTGCTGGCCAGTACGTCCCCAACAAATGGTTCTACCTTGAAATCAAATGGACGCCGCATCTAACTACCGGCAGCTTTGAGCTAAAGATTAACACGGTTCCTATCCTGTCGCTCCCCTCCGTGCAGACGGCTTACGGTACTCTCGTCGGTGTGGGTACTCGGGGGTGGGACACCTTCGAGTGGTGGAAGAGCTCAATCTCGGGTGCTACCGACAGCTGGCGCTGGGATGACTTCTACCTGCTGGACGATCAGGGGACGGTAAACAACGACTACCTCGGTAACGTCCGGGCTCAGTACATGGCGCCGGTCTCCAACGATACAGTCCAGTGGAACATCGGGGGTACTTCACCCGCTGCGACGAACTGGCAGTCTGTTCTTAACACCGCTCTCAATGACACTACCTATGTCTATGAGTCCGTTGTCAATGATCGAGACCTCTACAATATCAATCCGGTGCTTAACACTCCTCAGGTCTTCGGGATTGAGATTAATGCCTCCTATCGTCAGGACGATGCGACTCAGCGGTTTGTCTCGAACAGCATCAAGACTGCGACCGGCGTTAGCGCATACGGCAACAGCTGGGCAATCAACCAGAGCTACACGTTCTACAGCGATGTCTATGAGCTCAACCCCGACACCGGCGTAGCCTTTACGGGTGGCGAAGTTAACACGCTGAAGATCGGTCCGAGGGTCGATGTCTAATGTCTGAGATCCGCCTTAACTGGACAATACAGCAGCCTGTTGTCGCGGGCTATTCCAGTGTGCGGCTTAACCTCACGTTTGCACAACCGCTCAACGGCGGTTACTCGGTTATCCGTTCCAACTATCAGCAGGCTCAGCCACTGGTGGGTGGTTACTCGACTATTCGAGTGTGTGAGATTTTCTGTCAGGCCTTGTTTCCAGTACAACCGGAGTTACCCATGAGCACCACCCCTTTCCCCGGCTTCGGCAACAGCACGACCACCCCGTCGATCCCGGCGGCAAAGGATCCTGCCAAGACCGCACTCCCCGGCATCACCTACTCGGTCCACAAGAAGCCTTACTTCAAGACTCGCGTTGTCGAGTCGGCAGCTGGCGGCGAGGTTCGCACTTCCTTCATGGAATACCCCCGCTGGGATTTCGAGTTCTCCTATGAGTTCCTGGAGGATCGGAGCGGCGCTGAGTCCTCACTCAAGACGATCATGGGCTTCTTCCTTCAGATGCGCGGTTCGTTCGATACGTTCCTGCTCAAAGACCCCGACGATTACCTCGTCGAGTACGGCCTGTGTGGGACCTCTGACGGCGCAACGACTCAGTTCCCCTTCACCCGGACGCTTGGAGGCTTCGCCGAGAAGGTCAATCAGGTTGACACGGCCAACACTATCGCTGTCTATCACCAGATCGACGAGGCGGGCACGATCCCAGCGATGGCTCCCTATGAAATCACGACTGTCCATTCCGCTGCGTTCCACAGGGATGCCGGCGTTCTCAAGGGCACCACGCCGATGACCAAAGTTACGGGTGCTCCGGCCGCCGGTCAGTATTCCGTCAGCGCGGGCGTCTATACGTTCAACGCCGCGGATGCCGGTGCTGCAGTGACGATCACCTACGGCTACGAGGTCTCCGACCTGCTCTACAGTGTTCGTCAGCCGAACTTCATTCTGTTCGACTCGGCACCCAGCGCCGGGGAGATCTACGCGGACTTCCAGTTCTTCTTCGCCTGCCGCTTCCTTGACGACCAGCAGGACTTCGAGAAGTTCATGGATCAACTGTGGTCGATGCAGACCTGCAACTTTCGGAGTGTTATCCAGTGAGAACGATCACGCCCCAACCCGGTTACGTGGCTGCTGATGTCGAGGATGCTCTCGCCAGCGGTCAGTTCGCCTATGCGGACTGCTTCACTATCATTCCCAAGACGGGAGTGGTGATGCGCTACACAAACTATCAGACCGATGTCTCCGTGGTTCCTATCGACGGGATCTCCCGCGTTACCTACACGGGCAGCGTAGTTCTCATCAAGGGACTGCGGGTCAACAACAGCGTGGGTGTGGAAGTCGATGAGCAGCAGCTGCAACTTGACTACCCGCCTGAGATCCTCTATCAGGCTCAACTGACTTGGCCACAGGCGCTGCTCCGCGGGCGACTCGATGGCGCAAAGGTCAAGCGGGATCGCTTTATCGCTACCGCGCCTGGTCAGCCTTGGATGGGCGGCTTCCCGCTCTTCAGCGGTTTTGTATCGACGCTCTCCGCGGTCGGTCGTCAGTCGGCAACCATGAACGTCAAGTCTGACTTGATCTTGCTCAACGTCGATATGCCCCGCGACCTGTGGGAAGCGAACTGCAAGAACACCTGGGGCGACCCGATCTGCGGGGTTGACCAATCGGCCTGGGCGGTGCTCGGCACTGTGGGATCCTCGCCGACTCGCAACTATCTGCCTTGGGCTTCCTCTTCCTCCGAATACGCCCTGGGCAAGATCCACATAACCAACGGGGATGGCACGACCCGCGTTCGCACTATCTCCCGTGCGGACGGGTCTGGGCTTTACCTGTCCTACCCGCTTGACTTCGACCCGCTCGCCGGCATGGACTTCACGGCTTATCCAGGATGCAATCGGACGAAGGATCGATGCCCCACCTTTCACCCATCGAACTGGGAAAACTACTTCAAGGGTTTCCCCTTCATTCCAGTAGCGGAGACGGCAATTGGCGGATAAGGAACAGGAAGAGCGCGCCCGCGTTGTGGCAGCAGCTCGCGAGTGGCTCGGTACTCCCTACCATCACCGGGCCAGCGTCAAGGGTCACGGGTGCGATTGTGCCCAGCTCTTGGTCAACGCCTTTTCGGGCGCTGGCCTCATGGACTTCTTCGAGCCAGCCGTATATTCGATGGACTGGCACTTGCATCGCGGTGAGGAAAAATACCTAGCTGAGATCGAAGCGCGCTTGCACCCGGTGGATGATGACGAGCGCGCTGCGTATGAGCGGCCTGAGAGCTTCCAACCGCAGCCTGGCGATGTCCTGATGCTGCGTCTCGGTCGCACGTTTTCGCACTCGGCGCTGGTGACGCAGTGGCCCTATGTAATCCATGCGTATGCCATGTCTCAAATTGTCGAGGAAGTTGACATACGAGGGACACCGTTATCGCTTCGCCCACTTCGCGTCTATACCTATTGGAGGGATGAATGAGCTTCTTCGGTGGAGGCGGCGGCAAGGTCAAACCCCAGTTCACGGGGATCCAGGCCCAGACGTCCTCAAGCGCATTGCCGATCCCGATCTGTTGGGGCCAGAACCGACTGGCACCCAACGTCATCTGGCAAGGCGACTTCAAGGCTCACAAGCAGAAGCAGGGCAAGGGCGGTGGTAAGTCGGTAACGACCTACACCTACACCGCGTCTTTCCAGATGGGCTTGTGCTGGGGCGAGGTTCACGGCATCGTCTCGGTGTGGAAGGATCAGTCGAAGATCGCCTACACGACCACAGGCGGCAGCGGCTCGAAGTCGAAGAAGGGCGGCGGTGGAGGTGCAGGCCTTCCTGTTGCCTTCAGCTTCTTCCTCGGTACGACTCCTCAGTCGCCTTGGGGTTATCTGACGACCAAGCATCCCACGGAGGCGCTCGGCTATTCGGGCATCGCCCATGTGGACGTCTCGAACTACGACCTCGGTCAGTCGAACGCTCTCGGTCAGCACAGCTTTGAGGTTCAAGGCTTGCGTTGGGACACGGGCCTCGGCGGTGGAGCTACCGCCCTCGATGCTGACCCCGCACTCATTGTCGAGGACTTCTTGACCGATGACAGCTTCGGCCTTGGGTTCGATATGTCGGTCATCACCGGTCTGTATTCCACACCCGCAGCTACGACGACCGGCGACAGCGCCTTCCAGACGTATTGCCGCGCGATGGGATTTGCCCTGTCGCCGTGCTTGACTCAGCAGACTCCTGCCGGTGAGACAGTTGAGCGTTGGGCGATGCTCTGCAATACCGCGATTGTGTGGAACGGCTACTCGATGAAGTTCCATCCATATGGTCCGGACACTGTGACGGGCAACGGGGTGACTTACGTTCCGGACTTCCCGGTTCGATACACGCTTACGGATGCGGATTTCGTCTACTCTGGCGATGACCCAATCAAGATGAACCGCTCCGATCCCGCGGACGCCTACAACTCGCTGTCCATGATTATCGCCAATCGGGCCAACGAATATAACGAGCTCCCTGTGCCGTGGCGCGATCAGGGGCTGGTCGATCAGTATGGCCTCCGTAAGGATGACAACCTCGAGGCAAAGGAAATCACCGAGCTGTCCATGGCTCAGGTGGTTGTTGCACTCATCGGCCAGCGCCGCGCGTATATCCGCAACACCTATGAGTTCACTCTCCCGGTCAAATTCTGCTTGCTCGAGCCGATGGACGTTCTTACTGTGGTGGACGCTCAGCTCGGTACGTTCAACGTCTTGATACGCGAAATCAGCGAGACCGAGGACGACACTCTCGAGATTGTGGCCGAGGAGTACCCCGCCAGCATCTCTTCGCCGACTGCCAACTCGGGACAGACCGTAACCAACACTCCCAAGAATACGGCTGTGGAACCGGGCCCGGTCAATCCACCGATCATCTTCGAACCGCCGTCTTCACTGACCGGCGGCGTTGCTCAGATCTGGGCTGCTGTGTCAGGCGGGGATGGTACGACCAACGACCCGAACTGGGGCGGCGCGATTGTGTGGATCTCCACAGACGATATTCACTATGTCAACATCGGCGAGATTGACGCCAGCTCTCGAATGGGTAAGCTGAGTGCATCACTCGCAACCTACGCCGGCACGAACCCCGATACAGGCAACGTCCTCCGAGTCAATATGGCGATGAGCGCGGGTGAGCTCGACGCTGAAGCTTCCGCTACTGATGCGGCGGCCGGCCAGAACCTGTGCTATGTGGACGGCGAGCTTATTTCGTTTGAGATCCCTACGCTTACTTCGACCTACGCCTACAACCTCACGAACCTGTGGCGAGGTATGTATGGGTCTACCAAGGCTTCTCACGCTTCGGGATCGAACTTCGCCTTCTTGGATGATGCGATCTTTAAGTATACCTTGCCGGCTCAGTATATCGGCAAGACGCTTTACCTGAAGTTCCAGAGCGTCAACTCCTTTGACATCATGAGTGAGGACCTGTCCACAGTGACGGCTTACTCGATCACGCCTTCAGGTGGAGGCTTTGGTACCGGATCTGGCGGCGTACCAGCTACGCCCTCGGGACTGTCGGGATCGGCGAGCGGCAACGTCAATCGACTGACCTGGATGGCTAACTCACCCAATGATAATGTCACTGGCTACAAGATCTACCGTGCATCGGGGACCGGGGCAGCGTTCGGTACTGCCTCGCTGATTGCTACAGCCCCGGCTGCCGCTACCGCCTATGACGACGGCGCGATTGGTCCCGGCCTTGGCTACACCTACTTCTTGGTCGCGAGCAACGCGATTGGCGACAGCAACAACACCGCCGGCCTCAACCTCACGTCTAGCACGTCTGGAACTGGCCAACCTTTCGGTTTCGCGTTCAGCTGGCCGTCTCCTGTGGCTTCGAAGGCAATTGCCTGGTTCGATAGCCCGGTCGCTTGGACGATCCCTGCGGGATTGACCGATAGTCAAGCAACGCTGACTGATGCGCCGAGTCAATCGATGGCAACTCCCACAGCTACTACGGACTTCGACATTCAGTCACCGCCGGGGACGTCCATCGGTACTCTCCGCTTTGCGTCCGGTGCTTCCACGGGCACCTTTATCAAGGCGTCTGCTTCGAGCATCCCGCTTGGGCAGCCCGTCATCATTGTTGCACCCGCTAACCTGAACGGGATGCAGGGTCTTGTTTATGGCTCGATCAAGGGAACTCGCTAATGGCTCTCCCCGACTACACCTTCATCGATGGTTTCGACAAGTACGGAACCGCGATCATGGACAATACGGATGCCGGCCTAGACGGCATGATTATCCGTGGTGAGTGGAATGACATCACTGGTGACGCGATGGGCATTACCACCGCGCTGACGGGAACTGGCTATGCACTGGAGATCGGTAACCTGGGTGCGGGTGGCCGTTTCGGCTTGACGAAGTACTTGCCCGCGTCCTATGCTCGAGTGCTTGGTGGTATTACACTCCGTAACTGGCCAATGACCAATACGGGATCCCAGAAAGCAGGAGTTGAGTTCCTGTTGGGTGCTTCAGCCCAGATGTCCATCAGCATGGACTTGACTGGCCGCCTTCAGGTCTACCGAGGATCCGCAAGCGGTGGTACTCTTCTGGCGACGGGGACTTCGACCTTCACCTCTTCCTCGATCATCGTCCTCGAGTGGGACTTCACCTTCCATGGCTCGACGGGCATCGCCAAGGTCTACGTCAATGGCGTAGCGGAGCCGAACCTGACGCTTACGGGGATCAACACCTCGCCGATTGCGGGCAACGTGTTCAACGGCATCCAAATACTCCAGGGCAACACTCAAGTGACCGTCCTCGATCACTTCTATCTCTGGTGCTACACGGCTGCGGGCGGCTCGGAGACTCCCGCGCTCAGCAACCCGATTGTGGAGACTCACTTCGTCAAGGCGGACAGCCAAAAGCAGTGGGACGTTGGCGCAAGTCAGTTGGGTCAGCGACTGGGCCTCACCGCCCTCAACACCTACTCGCCGGGTGCCAACCGACTGTTCCTTATCAAGTATACCGCACAGGCGAGTGGTACGGCTACCGCGATCAATACCGTTCCCAACACGGCATCTGCAACCGCTAAGCTGAAAGGCGTGATCTACGCGGATAGTGGTGGCGTTCCGGGCTCCCTGCTGTCAAGCGGTACCGAGGTGGTGGGAACGACTTCCAACGCCCAGCTGACGTTGCCTCTGGTAACTCCTCAGGCGTTGACTGCCGGGGTCGACTACTGGGTGGGTTACATCACCGACACCTCAATTGCGATGAACCGCTATGACTCATCGGCGGCGGGCTTCCAGGCAGCCAACACCTACACGTCAGGCGCACCAGCTACGGCTCCGACGATGACTTCAGGCGCTGGGACGATCAGCATCTGGGCAACGCTAACTGGTGTGACGGACAACTGGGTCCAGGTAGCCCAGGGTCCCTACCCGACTGCCACGTCCTACAATATCTCGACCACTCCCGGCGATGAAGATCTATATGAGTTCGATGCGCTCAGCACCACACCCGCGCAGATCTACAGTGTGGGCATCAAGGCTGTAGCTTACCTCAATGGTACCGGCGTCCGGACGATGGATATCCGAACGAAGTCGAATGTTACCACGTCCTCTGGCAGCCTCTCGGCTCAGTCGGTTCCCTCCTCTGTGACTCAGTATGGCTCCTACTTCGATACTGACCCCCACACCTCGGCTGCATGGACCGCCGCGGGCCTCAACGCCGCGCGTCACGGTATGCGGCTTGTTTCGTAAGGACTGACCAATGGCTGTTGGTGCATGGACACTATTCAATAAAGGTGAGCTCAAGTTCACCCAAGGGCTGATTGACCTCGACAGTCACAGCTTCAAGCTAGCGCTTTGTGGCTCCACACAGGCGCTTAGCCGAGCCTTTGTTGGGAGCTCGACCGATTGTCGATACTCCGACCTAACCAATGAGCTTGCAACCGCGGGAGGGTATACGTCCGGCGGTCTTGCGCTGTCAGGAATATCGCTAAGCCAGGTAAGCAACGTGGTAACGTGGTTGGCCACCGATGCGAGCTGGACGCTGACGGGATCCTTGGTATTCAAGTATGGCGTTATCTATGACGATACCAACGCCAACAAGGACCTGTTCTGTTTCTTCGATGCAAACGACCTTGGCGGTTCCTCTACGGTGACGGCTTCCGTGAGTCCCCTCCTTATCCCGCTTAGCAGCGGCATCATCACGGTCACCAGCTGATGGCCGGTTTCGATCCTGTAGGCTCAGCGCCAGTAGGTTCGATCCTATCGACAACCAGCGGGACCATAGTAACTCCGCTGATCGGCACAGTCTTGGTCGCGGGCCTGGTTCCCGCCCTAGGCGGCATCGATCCTGTCCGGGTTTCTTACCTGGCTCGAGAGGTGCTGTTCGGTGGACCCGGCGAGGTGCGCGTTGCCAGCGCCATTCGAGAGGTGCTGTTTACTGAAGCCAACGCTGAGGTTCGGGTCGCTTACGTTGTTCGCGAAGTCCTTATGTCCGGTAACTCGCTCGCAGCCGGCGGCGGGTCCATCTCAATCCTGTGGTAAGGTGATCTATGTCTATCCTTCTCAATCGCGCTAAGGTCAATACCTCGACGACCGGAACCGGGACTGTCACTCTCGGCAGCTCGGTTACGCCCTATCAGTCATGGTCGGCGGCAGGTGCGGTAGATGGCTTCGTCTATGACTACCTGATCGAGGATGGGACGGCCTGGGAAATTGGTTATGGTACCTACACTGCTTCCGGCACCACGCTGACTCGAACCCTGGTAGCCTCCTCCACAGGGTCGCTGCTGAACCTGACGGGATCGGCGACTGTCGCCTGTGTGGCACCCCGAGAAGCAATGCCCGGCTTGATGTATCTCACCGACTCGGGGGTGGGCACCAACGCGGCAACGACCGAGAAGACGCTGGCAACCTTCACCATGCCCGCCAACTTCTTGAACCGGGACTACAAGGCACTTCGCATCAGCGCAAACTTTAACTTTGCGGGCACCACTCGCTCGCGCACCGGGAGGCTGTATTTTGGTAGCACGGTGATCGGCTTCCTGACTTCCACCACGGCAGCCCACACCTTTCTTTGTGTATCGGGGACCATCATACGGACGGGATCGGCCACACAAAGGATCATGGACATCGTGGCCCAGTGGAGCACCAACAACAGCAGCACCAGTGCGGGCAACGCCTTTGGGACACTGACCTCCACGCAGGACCTGACCGCCACCGTAGAAATTAAGGCTACCGGTCAGGTAGGCACCGGTGCTGTCGCAAATGATATTGTCTGCCGCGGCCTCATGGTCGAATATCTTGGATAAGGAGAAGAACTATGTTTCCAAAGCCCCTACCCGCCTGGATCGAGGAGGCAATGCGCTACCGCGGTATGCGGGAGATCCCCGGTAAGCAGCACAATCCGACGATTATCAAGTGGCTGAATACCTTGAAGGCTTGGTGGAAGGAGGATGAGACTCCTTGGTGTGGGACTTTCGTTGCCCACTGCCTGGTCGCTGCCGGACTCGGTATTCCACAGCACTGGTACCGCGCGAAGGCTTACGCTGACTACGGGACGATTGTTCCCAAGACCGGGATGATCCCCTTCGGTGCTATCGGCGTGAAGTCACGAAAGGGCGGCGGCCACGTGTTCTTTATCGTCGGCCGGACTGCCGATGGTCGAACGCTCTTCGGCCTCGGCGGCAACCAGAGCAACATGGTCAACATCGTCCCGTTCCATATCGATGAGGTTGACTCTATCCGCTGGCCGAACGGGGTTCAGATGCCCTTGCCGGTCTTGACTGCCGACCAGGTCGGTGCTGCTAACCGCGGGAGCGAAGCATGAAGTGGTTCTTCACTGAGCTGAAAAGCTGGATCCACGGGATCTTTAACAGTCGACCGCCAGCTACGACTTTCCGGGAAGGTCAGCGAGCGCTCATGGTCAAGTTGATGTCGGGTGCCGGCATCTTCTGCGGCCTGCTCGCTGTGTGGCTGGTGTTCGAGATTAAGGACGTCTCATGGCCTGAAGCTCTCCGTAGTCAACAGCTTGAGCTTTTGGGGTGGGCGCTCATCGGCGCCTTCTGTGGGATGCTGATGGTTATTGTTGCCTTGACCATTGGTGGTCCCATTGGCAAGACCCAGGCGAAGGTCGATACCAAATTGGGTAGCATCGACCTTAACGCTCAGGGTGATGACTCTACTCCCAAAGAGGAGTAGTCGAGTTCCGCGCCAAGCGGAGGGTGGGTCCCGGACTGTGCTGTCCCTCCGGTCCGGGGCCCCTTTCATATTTGTAAGTCTTGAGGACCTTCGTAGCTTCGTCCATCATTTCCATCAGATCATCGATCCGATCCATCTCGGACTGAAGCTTGTCCTTCTCCCGCCGCAATGAATTGCCCACAGGATCGAAGTCCTCCTGAGGCTTGAAGCGCTCCAGCAGGCGTTGCGTTCGCTCGATCATGCGTTGCACTTCGAAGCGATTGTTCTTCGCCTCATTGCGCGCCTGACGTATGCTGAGCAGCAGCTTATCACGTATGTTCTCGCGCGTCGGGTCGTCGCGTGTACCGTCGGGCCGCTTTGCCGTTACGACTATGACCATCAGGCCGGCGAGATATTCCTCCACCGCTTCGGGAGTGCAAGGCGAAGGCTTGGTCTTCCCCGTCGCATCATAACGCTTGCGGCGATCCGGGTCCGAGAGGATATGGTAAGCCTCTGAGACCCGGATCATTTCTTCCTCAGTACCCCCGCTGTCCGGGTGAGCGGTTCGAGCTCTCGACCGATATGCTCGCTTGATCGTATCAGCGCTTGCGCCCTTCGCTACGCCCAGGACTTCATAAGGGTTCACGGCTGCTGCGCCTCCTGTGCGCGGTTGAACGCCTCTACCCGGGCGCGCGTATCATCGATGGACTTCCAGGTTGCGTTGAGCTTCGAGCGGCAGTCATCCCCGACTTCGAAGCTGTCGGCAATCAGCTTGGCGATGTCTGCATCGCTGTTGACCGGCCGACGTTCAAGGCGATCCATGCAAGAACGAAGAGCAGGATCGGGTTCAGCAAAAACCATCTTCTCGCGAATGACGATCTTTGTCTGGATCCGGGGCTCATTGCCGCCACAGGCGGTCAAGAGTGTCAGTGATGACAGGAGCGACAGGGCGAGGATCGGACGGCGGAGCTTGATCGATTGCATTGCGGATCTCCTTGTAGGTTTGAGCACGAGCGGTGGCTGCAGCCTTTTCCGCTTGGGCGGTTGCCCGGTTCTGGGCATCGATGTCATCCTTCGCCTTCTGCGTGGCTTGGTTCTGCTTGTTGACTTCGATGGCGATGTCGAGCTGACCTTGGGCGTAGGTCAGGTCAGACTGTAACGTCTTGTTGTCTTTCTCGAGCCCCTCGATATACTCGAAGTGGCCATTGATCTTGCTATAAGCTAGGAAGAGGATCCCGGCACCGACGATGCCCAAGACCACGCGGGAGAGTAGACGGCCAGTAACGTCGAAGCCGAATACCTTGAATAGCACTGCACCCATAATCAGTCCTCCTGTGGGATATGGTTCTTGTAAAGCTCCTTGACCCACCGGACCAGCTCGGGGCTGGCTCGATAGCCCGCGTTCCACACAGTGTCGATCTTGCCGGGGCACTCGACTCGCTCGAGCACACCACGAAGCCTACCTATGTGGATGGAGAAGATCTTGGGTTCTGGGCCACCATCCTCGCGACCACCATAGAACAGCAGGTGGAAGGCTTGCGTCGATACCACTGCGGGTGATCGCTTGACCAGGATGAAGAGCATGGTGGCAAGTCGCTTCGTCATCCCGTGGCGTAGCGACATCAGGACACCCAGTTCCTTCTCTGTGCCGGTCACCGCCTCCAGCTGTTGTCGAAGCAACTCTGCTTCTTCTTCCAATTTTAGTACTCGATCATTCATGGCCCAACCCTCATTCGATGCCTGGCCATCATATTTCCATTTAACAATATGGTCAACGGGCACCCGATGATCGAAAAGCGCACCGTTTATCGATCAAACGTGGCATGCCAGCGAAGCGCTGGATCATCGCTCAGGTGCATCGCGAGCGCGTGACGTGTCGCACTGTGCATCGCCTAGCGCTCATCGCCTGCGGCGCGTATATCGCTGCCACTCTAAAGCCCCCATTGCGCGGTGGCAACAGGGGCTTTTCGAGGGGCCTGGTAGTGGCGAGACGATCAGTCGTCGTCTTCGTCGTCTTCGTCGCGCGACTTCTTGGCCTTCTTGGCCGGCTTCGCAGCCTTCTCGGCCTTGGCAGCCTTCTTCGGCGACTTCTTGTCGGCGTCATCGCCCTTCGACTTCTTGGTGGGCTTCGCCGGCTTCTCGGCCTTCAGCTCGTCGATGACTTCTTCGAGTTCGGCCTTGGTGTTCCAGCCGTAGCTCTTGCCGGCCTTTTCGATGCCCTTGTTGCGCAGCTGAACGCGGACGGAGGCTTCCTTGATGCCGAGCTTGTCGGCCAGGTCAGCAACCCCGTACTTGAATTCCGGCGCCGCGGCCTTGGTTTCGGCCTTGTCCTTCTTCGAAGCCTTGGCTTCCTTTTCCTTCTTTGCCATGATGCTGTCCCTTCTATGACTTGCGTTGCAACCGATCATAGAACTGTTCGCTGATCGATCTTTTCTTCTTATGACAAGCTATGATGTCAGTGTCAATAGATGATCGTACCACTAGCAGAAAAAATTCCGCCTGCTCGTTTTGTTCCAGGAAGTCGCCTCGGCTTAGCATCTGGTCGTAGTCGATGAAGGAGTGGCCCATCGAGTAGACGAAAAACTTGCGGGCACGATACAGGTCTACACCCACACCACCAGTTTTCTGTTGGCATACCATCCAGTCGTACTCGCCTCGTTGAAAGTCGAGCAGCATCTTTGTGCGCCGCTTGTCCTTCTTGAGGTCCTTGACCTTACCCCACAGCTTGGCACCTCGACCCATGCCCATTCGCTTGAGCATCGCGGCGATCATATGCACTTCCCAGACGTACTTGCAGAAGACCACAAAGGGCTCATCCTGGACGTGTTCTCGAATAGCCTTGCGAAGCTGTCGCCGTTTCGTGGTGCCAACCTCGTGAAGCTCGCCGAGCTCATCCTTGATATAGCCGCCGGTGATTTGCTGCAGCTTACCGATCTGAGTGATCTTCAGCGGCGTCTTGATCGTAACGCCACCCGTCTTAACGACCATCGTTTTCTCGAGGCGGCGATACAGTGCATCTTCCTGTGGATCCAGGTCGAACTTAATCTTGTGAACAATCGCTGGCTCGATACCGGCGTCCTCCTTCGAGATACGCATGGCGTGAGGAGCAATGCGAGCCACGAACTCCTCGAGCATATCGTCTCGGACGGGAGCTTTCTTCTTGGCGATCTGGTGAGCGAGCAGCAGCTTCTTGCGTTCAACCACGCCGCGAGCCTTTGACAGGTCGATCTTCGGCTTGACGAGAAACTCCTCCTCGAAGTCCTTCCACTTGTCACCGAACGCCCCTGGATCCACGAAGCGCATGATTGCCCACAGGTCCTTGGGATCCAGGTCCATCGGGGTTCCTGTCAGCGCGAGGCGGCGCTTAGCGCTCTTAGCGAGCAGTCCTGCATCACGCGACGACCGGCTGCTGCGGTTCTTCAGTCGCTGAGCCTCATCGTAAATCACTCGGTCCCATTTGACCTTACGCAGCTTCTTGAGCAGCGGCGTGACAGCTTCGTAGTTGAGCAGCAGGACGCAGTGGTCGTTTGGGATCGACTGCGCACCGACTTTCTTCCTGTGGGCTACGTAGTCATTGAAGTCACGGAACACCGTATAGTGTACCAGCTTCTCTGAGAAAAACTTTAGCCATGTTGACTCCAAGTTGGTCAACGGCCCAACGAGGAGTACGTCGAGACTTAGACACCGTTCGGCCTCGAGCACCGCGCCCGTAACCCATGTCTTGCCCGTGCGTTGCGCGAAGAACGCCGCAAATCCATCGATAGAGAGGGCGGCCTCGCAGCCGGAAACCTGGTGTGGAAACAGCTGCTTTAACCAAGGCGACCGCTTGTGAAGGGCTTTCCACGATACACGCGACCGATCCGCAGTCTCGCCATTCTGCCATCGTTTCGAGTTGAAGCTCGGAAGGAGCTCCGTCCAGTGGGACTTTGACTTCGAACTTGAACGAGATCCCACAGCACACTCCATCTAGATCAGGTTGACCGGCTTCCTGGAAGGCTGACCCGTGAACCTTCCACCACTTACCCCCGCACTCCTTAATCAAGGCTTTCTTGATATTGCCTTGAAGGCGGGACTCTTTCTTCTTGGCCACGTTTCACTCCTAAGAAAAAGGGCGACACCGTTGCCGATGCCGCCCTCCCCTTCCGACCCGAAGGAGCCGATCAATCGTCGAGCAGGTCTTCTTCCTCGAGCGCCTCGATCACGGCATCGCGCTTCTTGGCGACCTTCTTGTAGTCGTCGAGGTCAACGTCCAGGTCGTGGGCGTCGATGAGCTCCTGCAGCTCGTCTTCGTCCATTTCCTCGACATCATCGCGGTCGACCTTGGCCGGCTTCTTGCCCTTGGCCTTCTTGCCCTTGGCGGGCTTGTCGTCCTCGTCTTCATCTTCATCGTCGTCATCCGACTTCGACTTGCCCTTCGCGGGCTTCTTCGACTTGGACTTCTTCGAGGGCTTCTCGTCCTCGTCCTCATCTTCGTCCTCGTCGTCGGCCGGCTTCTTCGCCTTGCGACCGCGGCCCTTCTTGGGGGCTTCGTCCTCGTCGTCATCATCCGACTTCGACTTCTTCGACTTGCCCTTTTTGGCGGGCTTTTCGTCTTCATCGTCGTCATCCGAGTCGTCGGAGTCGTCGCCCTTGTAGTTCTCGACCGAGTCGAAGTCGGTCATCTTGGCGCGCTTCTTGCCCTGATAGGTTTCATGCGTCAGGACGCCGACGACTTCCAGGTCGACCAGTTCTTCGAGGTCGATCTCGGTTTCGTCTTCGGGGACATCGACGCCCAGCGCGGTCAGGAAGGCGTGAAGCTTCCACAGGCTGTTCTCGGCGAGCGGGCAGTAGAACCAGACCTTCTGGCCCTTGTATTCGCCCTTGGCGATTTCGAGCGTGAAGACGATCTGGTCGCCGCCGCTGCTCGAGGAAGTGCCGGCCTCAGCTTCGAGGACCTTCAGGATATAATCGCCTTCGGGCGGAGTGCGCCGCGACTCGACGTTCTTGAAGTTGACCTTCACCGAGGACGTCTTCTTCGATTTCTTTGCACGAGCCATTATTCGGTACCTTTCATGATGGCTTTGATCTTACGGAAGGTGGGATCTACAATGAAATCCGGAGCCTCGATCCCCTTGGGCTTCCGGATCTTTGTCGTATAGACCTGATTGGGTCCGACACGCAAACAGTACTGCTTCTCAGCAGATTTTTTGATCTTACCGCCAACTTTTTCCTTTGTCAACTTCAGCCGGATAAAAGTGTTGCCGATGATGGAGACGGAGGCGTTGAGGTCATTCTTGACGGAGGGCATCAGCTTGGGGCCGACTTCAGGTTCGATCATGCCGAGGCCGTCGTCTTCCTCATCGCTCATGCCGAAGATACGCTCTTGGCAGATGAACACCGACTCGACCGGCAGGTTACGAATGTCCATGATGACCGACTTCAAGTCACCAGCGATCTGCCCCCAGTCCTGCTTAGTCAGCGTACCGAAGTCACCGGCGCGCTTCTTGGTCTTTGCAAGCCCCTTCTTCTCGCCGAGCTCTTCGACCAGGATCCCCTGGAGCTGGGACATTGTATCGAGTACCACAGTCCGGTAAACCAGCTTGCCCCGCTCAGACTGTTTGTGGAGCCAGAGGATCACTTCCTTCAGCTCGTCGCCGGAGTCAATGTCCTTAACGTCCACGTCCTCAACGTCGGAGATTGAGTCGGTGCCGTTGTCCCGGATATTGAGATACAGGATCGGCTTCGGCCAGGTAGCGGAGAGCGTTGTTTTACCCGTACCGCTTCGGCCGTAGAGCGCAGTCGAAGTGTGGTACTTCTTCTTCGACACCGGCTCAGCGCCGGGATAGCGACCGGAACTTTCCCGGTCTTTCTTGCGAACCTCGGTTGCCATGTGAGTCCTTTCAGTGAAAGCGAGCAGCGTTATATCACGGCGCTGACTGCCGTGCAACCACGTCAATCCTCCTCGGAGTTGTCGCGTTTGTGGCTCGTGTCTTCCTTCTGGTACTCGCGCTCGATCAACCAGTCGACGTCTGCCCCGGTCATCATCGCTTTGCAGAGGGGCTGATAATCGCACCAGGTGCAGTGTCGGCCGATATTCATATCCTTCTTCCGGCCATGGAACTCCTGGACCTCACGAGCAGTATCGACAAAATCTTCCCAGATCATATCGACTACTGGACGCTTCACCGGACTGAACAGCCGGATAAAGCGATTGGGAAGGTTATGCTTGGTGGACTCGATCAGCTTGGCGAAGTCCTTGCGACTGTGGCCGTTTTCCTTGATCCAGCGCTGAAGTCTAGACGGCACACTGTCAATCTTCTTCTGCGAGATTTTCCCCGTGGCGGTCAATTCACCCGGGACGTTGGGGGCCTTGCTGCTGATGTAGTCCCACAGAACGCCGTCGATTTCAGGGAAGCCCATTTCCTCAAGCGCGCGGAAATACACCGCCGCCTGAACCGACCGCCAACGCTCATCCTCAGAGGGCATACGGCTGAACGTCTTATGCTCGACGACCCAGCGCATACCCTTGGCCTTCGCGACCGTATCGATGCGGCCTGTAAACCACAGGTCATCATCCAGCTCGATACGGAACTCAAACTCGGACCGGCGGCCGTCATGCTTCAAGGGCTTGAACGCGGAGGGATGACCGTCCCAATAGTCGAAGTAGTCCGTCATGATGTCACGGATATCTTCGATGATGTTGCCATACATCTCCCGTTCCTTGCGGAACAGCTTCTTGTTGTCAAGCTCGATCTTGTCGAGGATCTCATGCCAATCCTCACGCTCAAGTTCGGCTTCGCAGATCTGGTGAACGATCCCGCCGAACATGAAGGGACGCTTACGCATCTTCTTCTGCAGCAGCTCGACAAACTTCCAGTGATACTGCCGGCGGCATTGACGCCACGCCTTGATCTTCGATTGGCTGATATTGATCTGCCCGTCGTCAGTCAAGACCTTGCTGTGGTTATGTTCCGGCGCGGCCTTCACGCTGCGCTTTTCTTTTTCGGCTGATTGTCGTTTTGTGCTGCGAGCCATTTGTCTAGATCCTTTCCAAGTCCCCAGGGACCAACCTTCGCGTCAGCTTCAATAGGAACACTAAGGTCGATTTCGAAGTCTGTCAACAACTCAGGTCCAGACATGATCTGCAATCCTCTCTCATGGACATGCTCGATCATATCATTGCGGACCCACATAAGGATAGCGTCATGAACGGTGCCGCAGATACGGAACCAATTCCAGCTGAATTCTCGACGCATCTGAAGGGCGGCCATAAGGTTAAGCTCATTGGCGAACGACTGGACAGGACTATTGATTGCCTGACGTTGTGCTTCTCGGCGTTCAGGACTATCTCGGCCAGCTGTCGCGGCAGGTAGACGACGTTTACGCCCGCTAAGAGACCTAACGTAGCCGTTGACCTGAGCAAACCTCCTTTGCTTCTCGTGCCAATCGGGGAACTTGGAATACAACTCGAAGAAGGCTTCACGACTGGCCTGTGCTTCCTCATCGGTCACGTCCACTCCATAATTGTCACGGGCGTAGATCTTAAACTTCTTCCACCACATACCATAGAGGTAGCCGAAGTTGATCGCCTTCGCCTTCTTGCGAACCTCCTTCCACATATCCATCAGTTCTTCGCAGG